CGGAAAACTTTTGGGAATGAATTTTTTATGGACTGGATGGGCGTACGGAATGATTAGTGAAAACTTAACTTTAATAATTGGAATTATTGGCGGTTTAACTCTTATATGGTTAAATATAGAAGGTATAATAACCCACAGAAAAAATAGAAAGTGAGAGATATAAACCGCATCATACTTCATTGTACGGCAACTAAAGAAGGTGCGTATGTGGACGTAGAAACTATTACCAAGTGGCACAAAGCAAGACAATTTTCAGATATAGGTTATCACTATGTAATATATTTAGATGGTAGCATAAACAAGGGAAGAAAAATATGTACACAAGGTGCGCATGTGAGAGGTGAAAATAAAGATTCTATAGGTGTTGCGTATGTTGGAGGACTAGATGAAAAAGGCAAAGCAAAAGATACAATGAATGTAAAGCAAGAAATGGCTTTTGTAAGAATAGTAGATAGCTTACGAATGGTGTTAGGGGATTTATCAATTCATGGTCACAACGAATATTCAAAAAAAACCTGTCCTAATTTTATAGTACAGGATAAATTCAAATTTTTAAAATTATAAATAATATGGAACTATTAACAAACCACTGGGCAGAAATTGCCCTTGCCGTAATAACTTTGGCAAGTACAATAACAGCTCTAACTGAAACAACTAAGGACGATAAAGTTGTAAATGTTTTAAAGCGTATCATTCAAGCAATAGTATTAGGAAAAAACAGAAGAAAATAAAACCGTTTGTTTCTATGATCGGTATGTATTATATTTGATGCGTTAAGTATCATTCTCTTTCTTACTTTTCATCTATGATTCACCCCCTAGCCTTAATTGGTTGGGGGTTTTCATTGCAATAATAATTTCTAGTTTGTGGTAAAATTAGGATTCTTGTGGTATTTACCTTATATTTGTATCGAATCAATAAATAGATAAGAAATGAATAAGCCTAGAAAAAAGATTATAAACCTACTTCAAAAAGCGGGTTACGAATTATTAACGGATGCAAAAGAGTTTGTGTATGTAGGAATAAGTTCTACTAATTGGATAGCTATTAACCTACCTAATAATGAGTTTGACACTTATTATGCTTTTACAGGAATGAGAGGCGAAACAGTAATAGGTGAATCCGTTTGTCCAAACTTTATTTTATCAAAGATTGATATGTACGCTAAAAGTTTAATATCGTAATGGAAGACTACAATATAAATTTTCAGGAAATAATAGACAATTTTTCTTTAGAAGAATTAGCTACTTTCAAAATGCGTTTAGACAAAGAACTAGACAAAAGAATTGACGCTAAAAAAAAGCAAATAGAAAAAGATAAAATGTCTATTGTAGCTATTGAATATGAATTAAACGAAGCGTGGAATTACACCAAAATAAATAAATAATCATGGATGCTAAATACTTAGAAGAACTAATTAAGAGGACTGAAAACTCATTGAAGTACAGAGCAAAGAAGTTAAAGGAATACGAAATGAAGGTGGAAACGTTTAAGAAACTACCACAAGACCAACCTGAAATAGAAGCTATTTTAAAGGAATCTGTTGAGTGGGTGGATTTTCTAAATAAGTCAATTAAGGAAGACACCAATCTATTAGATATTTGTTTTACCGCAAGGGATTTAAAATGCAAGTGCAAATGAGTCTTTATTCAGATTGTTGTGGAGCGTCTTGCTTTATGACAGAATACGGTATATGCCCGAATTGTTTAGAACATTGCGAATTTATAGAAGAAGAAGATGAAGGATAGTTGTGAAATAAAACTAGGTAATGGAGCTTATTTAGAAGTTCATTACGAGTGTTGGGGAGAAGGTGCTTTTGTTGATTACGATTCACCACGCGACCCTTCAGGACACGAAGTGCAAAAGATTGAACTTCATATAAAAGAACACGTTATTGATATAACTAACATAGCTGAAGAGCTAAATAGTGAATTAAACTATGAAACTTTAGAACGAACAGTAGAAGAAAACATTTTAAATAGATAAATTATGATTGCAAAAATTACCCATATTACGGGGAACGGACACTATGACAGTCCACACGGAAGATTGTTTAAACAGCTATATGTCTTTGATGACGATGTAGAAGTAAGTGCAAATCACAAAACTGAAGCTTCACCTTTTAAAATAGGTGACGAAGTAGAATATGAAATTGTAGGAACAAATTCTTATGGTTCTTGGGGAAAAGTAAGGCGACCAGATAAGGACGGGAAGTATTCTAAAAAGTCGGTTACTGTTGGAGATGACCGATCACAAGTAATAGAACGTTCTTGGGCGTTAGGTCAAGCTATTTCTATGATGGGTGTTTTACCTTCTAGGAATGATTCTGCTATAGATGCTTACTTTAGTTTGGCAGGAGAATTAGCTAAAACAATTTTATCTTTAAGAGATACTTTTCCTCATTATGTAATAAATGTTTTTGAACATGATTTAGTAGACCTTGATATGACACAAAAAATGAGGGAAGCTACAGAAAAAATTAAGCTAGATATACCTGAAGACAAAGAAAGACCTTCAGATTCTAAGTGGACTAAAGAGCAAATTGAGGCTATGGATATAGAAGCAGAAAAAGCGGATACACAATTACCATTTTAAAATTATATAAAAATGACTTTAGGAACTTGGATAAAAATTAAATTTGGCACTCATGTTAAACTTAACGACACTTTAGGTTTAGGGAAAAACACTATAAACAGGTGGTTTAATACCGACCCTAAAAGATTCTATATGTACCTACCACAATTATCAAAGTGGACAGATACAGATGCAAAAGAATTAGTAGATATGATTGAACAAAGAGTTGAAGATGTCAATGCTCTCAAAAATTAGGACAGAAGATTTAAAAAGACTTAGACGTTATTTATTGTTTCGATATTCTGAAACGGATTGTAAAACTAATTTTCACGCACAGATAGGAAGTGAAATAGATCGGATAGGTTTAGAATTAAATTTAAGATTAAGAGATACAAAATATAAATTATGAAAAGAAATTTTAAAGGTATTTGGATACCTGCAGATTTATACCTTGATGAAACTTTAACCTGGACACAAAAACTTATAATAATTGAGATAGATAGTTTTAGTAAAAATGGTCTTGATTGTTTCGTTTCTAACGAACACTTAGGGCAGCATTGCCAATTAACTAAAAGTGCTATAGAAAAAGCATTATATAGTTTAGTGAAAGCGGGTATTGTTTTTAGAGAACGAAGAAAAATTGGTGAAAAGTTTAGGAGGATATTGCGGTTAAACCGCGTAAATTATGGCGGTACTGTACCGCAACAGACTACGGTTGCCGACCGCAATGAAGTGCGACATACTAATACAAGTACTAAACCAAGTACTAAACCAAAGAAGGAAGGTAGACCCGCAACCGAAGGAGATTGTGTAGAATACTTCCTTGAACTAGGTTCAACACAAGAGGAAGCATTCAAATTTTTTGATTGGTTTGAACAAACAGGATGGAAAGTAAAAGGAGGAAACCAGATAGAAGATTGGAAAGCCACAGCTAGAAATTGGAATAGAAGAACTAAAAATGATTTAGATGAAAAAAGAACAAAAGGATTTAGTAAAGGCAACTTCGATGCTGACACCCTTGAGCGTTTTGTTGCTGAAGGATAAAGCGTTAAATCTAAAACCTGAGAAAGCATGGTTAGAAGGCACAAACCTTAAAGCTGCTATTAAAGAAAATCCTGCTATGGTTAGGGGGTGGATAATGGCAGAGGTAGGTAGGTTAATAAAAGAGTTGGATACTAACAAAACAATAGCAGGAGATGAAGAACTTATATTTTGTTGTAACGCTATAGTAGAAGAACACCCAACGATTAAGCTAGAAGAAATTCGCGCTTGTTTTAATATGATTAGAAGAGGAAAGTTTGGAAAGCTATTTGAGAGATTAAAGACACCAGAAATTTTAGAATTTTTATGTAGGTATGAAGGGGAAGTAAGAGCTGAAATAATAGAACGTCTACACAATAAAAGGAAGTCAGAAGATTATAAACCAATAGTCCGCAGTAAAGAATATAAACCATTAGCCGAATATTTAAAGGATGTCTTAAACGAACCAATTCCTAAAAGGGAGTTTGATCGGGCAGGAGCAAGACTTAAAAAAAGACTAGATAAAGAATATCCAAACCCAGATGAAAGACCTTAACGCTTTGGTATTTGCCTATATAATTCGTACTATTGTATAGTGAAGAGGTCTACAGAAAAAAAGAAATTAGACGATGCATTGAGTAAATATGTTAGGAAAAGCAATGCAGACGAAAACGGATTTATAAGTTGTTTTACTTGTGGAGCTAAAAAAGATTGGCTTTATGAAACAGATTGTGGTCACTTCCAAAGTAGGTCAAAGATGAGTACAAGATTTTTGTACGAACCTGAACATGGTATGGTTAATATGATGCCCCAATGTAAGAGATGTAATATGAGAGGGGGAGAACAGTATCTATTTGCAAAACACTTAGACGTAATGTTTGGAGAAGGAACTGCAGAAAAGATTGAAATTATGAGCAACAAAACCAGGAAGTTTTCTTTACAAGAAATAGTAGAACTACGAAAACATTTTACTAAAAAGTTTAATGAGTTGCGTTAGCAATTTTATAGAATCTAACTATCAATACCTGCTAGATATGTCAAATAGATATGTAGGTGAAAACTATGGCGGCGACCTTTTAAACGATTTAACACTAACATACTTAGAGAACATAGAAAAATACGAACCTATATGTAAGCGAGGAGAGCTTATGAGTTACACAAGTCGTTCAATGGCTATATGTGGATTTAGTAGCAATTCCAGGTTTTACTATAAATATAAAAAACACGCAGAAAAATTAGCAAGAAAGTACCCTATACATATTTTAGCAAATAAAGAAGATGTATATAGTGTAATAAATCAAAACGACATAGACGATCAGATTACAGAAGCGTTTAAAGTACTCGAAGAAATTCGATGGTTTGACGCAGAAGTATTCAAATCTTATTATTTACATTCTCATTCATTAAAATCATTATCAGATGCCACAGGAATCAACAAAAACACGCTCTACCAAAGTATCCAAAAAGCGAAAGACTACCTCCAAAAAAATAAAAAAAGGATTGGGTGACACAGTAGAAAACTTAATACCAGAAGTAGTAAAAGAAGTAGTTAATAAAATAGCAGGAGAAGATTGCGGATGCTCAAAGCGAAAGCAATGGTTAAACAATCGTTTTCCATATTTTAAACCTTTTAGCGAAAAGAACAAAATCCTATGGAGGGAAGAACTTGCGCCTGCTTTACGATCAGGAGAATTAAAAGGGAATAACCAAGAGCAAGTTATAGACCTATACCAAGAAACATTCGGTAAAAGACATAAGAAATCTAAATGTGGTTCTTGTGTAGAAGCTCGAATGTTGGAGTTAGAAAAAGCCTACGAAGGTTCATGCGAAGACTAATGACTCACGGCTCACTATTTTCAGGTATAGGAGGATTCGACTTAGCGGCTGAGTGGATGGGGTGGGAGAATATGTTTCATTGTGAACGCGAACCTTTTGCACAAACAGTTTTAAAACACCACTTTCCAAACTCAAAACTATATGACGACATTACAACCTTTGACGCAACAGCTTACGCTGGACGAATTGATATCCTTACAGGAGGATTCCCATGCCAACCCTTTAGCACTGCAGGGAAAAGACTTGGAAAAGAAGACGAACGCCACTTGTGGCCCAGCATGTTGCGAATCATTAGAGAGGTTGCCCCGCGCTACGTGGTGGGTGAAAACGTTCGCGGCTTACTTAATTGGTCAGGGGGAATGGTTTTCGAAGAGGTGTGCGCTGACTTGGAGGCTCAAGGGTACGAGGTCGCACCGTATATACTTCCAGCTTGTTCCAAAAACGCACCCCACAGAAGAGATAGAATTTGGTTTGTTGCCTACGCCAACAACAGATTGTGTAAGCAATCGAACAAAGAAGTACGCACAGGGGGGAACACCTTTAACAGTAGCAATAAAGGGTCTACTTCCAACACCTCTAAAAAGCGACTGTACACCAGCAAGACCGTCGGAGAATTGGGACGGGAGCGACTTGGGGGGAGTGATAAATCGGGGGAATACTGGGAAAATTTTCCAACTGAACCCGCAATTTGTGGCGGAGATGATGGGTTTTCCAAAGGATTGGACGGTATTACCTTTTCAAAATGGAGAACCGAAAGTATCAAAGCCTACGGAAACGCCATAGTGCCACAAGTAGCGCATGAAATATTTAAAGCTATTCAAAAGATAGAAGACGAAAAGAAAGAGGAAGAGTTAAAAATCATAACACAAGCTCAATGAAGATACTTTGCCCTGCAATTTTAGACGGCTATACTAGAAGGAAAGATAGAACTGTTTCTTTAAGGTTTATTACTCAAGAGAAAACCTCAAGTGAAGTAATGAATATAGACGAAACTTTAGATCAGTTCGGTATCTTATATTTTAGGGGAGAAGAAAATATGAATACTGACGAAGTAGAAGAGTTAGATAAAATAGACCTAGACATATATGATGAACCCAAGTCGCAGTCTAAAAGATTAAGAAACGTCTTGTTTATCCTATGGAAGCAAGAAGGAGAGAAGGGGGATTTCAAGAAATTTTACAAGCAAAAGACAGAAGAAATAATACAACACTTTAAAAACAAATTAGAAGATGAGTAAAGAGACACACAAAACAAGGTTACTTAGTTACCTAAAAGAATGCAAAACTATTACCTCACTAGAATCTATAAGAGATTTAGGGAATACCAGGTTAGCAGCTACAATATGTTTACTAAGAAAAGACGGACACAATATAGACTCCAACTTTATTGAAGTAGATAACAGATGGGGTACAAAAACTCATGTAGCTCAATACACCTACAATGAAGAAAGTCTTTTAGGAAGTATATGGGGAAAATTGAGACGCAAATAATGGAAGGGGCGGAAGATTTAAGAAGTGAATGTTGTGGGGATATGCCAAGAGAGGATTACGTTTGTTCTATATGTTGGGAGGAAACAGAATATATAGAATGGTGGAGGTATGAAATGAATAAGATAGACCCAATACATAGCTACGCACCAACTCAGAAACAAATTGGTAGGTGGATAAGAAAGATTTGTAACTTAGAAGAATCTTAAAATCACTGCAAAGAACAGTAAAGAACAGTCAAATGGGATATAAAAAAGGTCAATCAGGCAATCCAAAAGGAAGAACTAAAGGGGTAAAGAATAAAGTAACTACCTCTACAAAAGAGTTATTTGATAAAATGATGGAGGGGAAGATGCAATACGTGGACGATGCTTTAAGTTTATTACAAGAGGAAAGTTCAGAAAAATTTTTAAAACACTACACGGCTTTACTTCCTTACTTTATGCCTAAACAAACGGAAACTGAAATAACCTTTAACGAACCAATTAAACCGCCTTCTTGGTTCAAGAATGATAAACCAGCCTAAAACATACTACGAGCTTTTAAACTGTGAAACAAGAGTAGCTGTTTTTCAAGGGGGTACTCGTTCAGGAAAAACTTGGTCAATTTTAAACGTCCTCTGTTCTTGGTGCTATGAATTTAAAAACGCAGGCTATGTAATTGATGTAGTACGCAAGAGCTTTCCATCATTAAGAGCGTCAGTATATAGAGACTTTATTACTATACTAAACAATGAAGGGTGGTATAATGAACGTGACCATAACAAAACAGAAAACACTTACAATCTATTTGGTAATACCTGGTGCTTTGTCTCCGCCGATCAACCGCAAAAAATGCGGGGTGCTAAAAGAAATTTCGTTTTTTTAAACGAGGTCAATGAACTAGACCTTGAAACCTACCGTCAGATTTCTTTAAGAACTACGGATAAAATAATAATGGACTTCAACCCAAGTATGGAATTTCACTGGGTGTATGATGAAGTCATACCAAGAGACGATTGTTCTTTTTTTAAGTCTACTTATTTAGATAACCCTTTTTTAAACGAGGATACAATAAAAGAGATTGAACTATTAAAAGAAACAGACGAAGACTATTGGAGGATATACGGATTAGGAGAGAGAGGAAAAAGTAGAGCAACAATATTTAGCACTCATATTTACACAGAGCTTCCTAATAGAGCAAAGTTTGTAGCTTGGGGAATAGATTGGGGGTTTAGTTCTGACCCTACTGCTTTAGTTAAAATGTGGATTAAAGACAATGAATTGTACATAGAAGAATTTCTTTATACAGGTGGTCTAACTAACATAGACATTATGGCTAAATTTAGAGAGATAGGAATTGAAAGACACGAAGAAATTATAGCGGATTCAGCTGAACCTAAAGCCATTCACGAAATACATAGGGGAGATAACCAGGGGGGATTTAATATCAAACCTGCAAAAAAGGGTGCTGACTCAATCCGCATAGGAATTGACCTCTTAAAGAGGTATAAAATTTATATTAAGGATACAAGTTTAAATCTTCAAAAGGAGTTTAGAAACTACAAATGGAAGCAAGATAAAAATTTAAAAACATTACCAATTCCTATTGATTCATGGAATCATGGTGTAGATGCGGTTAGGTATATTTGCCTAAACAAACTACTTAGGAAAAAGGGAACTTATGTAATGCAATGAATATAACACTACCAGACGATTATAGCGAAATAACTGTAGGACAGTACATGAAGCTATGGGAAATGTATGAAAAACAAACGGATGCTTTTACCGCACAAAGACAATGTATAGAGCTTTTAGCTGGACTAGAACCTGACTCTTTAAAAAACGCTACTTGGGAAAGTATAGAACAAGCCTCAACAAATCTTAATTGGTTAATTAGTGAACCCGATCCGTTTACTTTAAAACTTCCTTTGATAAGAAGGTTTGAATTAGAAGGTAAACAATACGGATTTATTCCTGATATGAGTAAATTAACAGTAGGTGAATATGCTGACTTAGAAACGATATGTAAGGATGGTGTATTTGATGTCTTAAATAAATTATGCTCAATTCTATTTAGAGAAGTAACAAGCGAAAAATTAGACAAATATGACATTAAGGTCTATGACCCAAGTAAGGATAGAGATTTAATAATGCTCAAACTTCCTATGAACATAGCTGTAGCGGCAGTGGTTTTTTTTTGCAACATAGGAAAGGAATTAATTTTCACTACGCAACACTATTTAACAAAGCAGGAGATAACGAAGGAGACGTAATACATGATAAATGGGGATGGTATGGTATAATGTATCAGTTAGCACAAGGTGATATTTTGCAAATGGATGCCGTACAAAGTATATATATAGAACAAGCTCTTACTTTTATGGCTTACGAGAAGGACTTAAATTTAAAAGACAAAGTAAAAATCTAATGCAAACAGTAGTCGATATAAACAATACGCTTAAAAAGATAGTGGAAGAACACAAACAACTAAAAAGTTTTCATACGTTTAGTATAGACGAATTAGACATGGATAAATTAAACGTAGACAAATATCCTCTTCTTTACGGTCAAGTAACTTCGGCAGAACTAGATGCTAGTGTAACGGTTTTTACTTATGAAATTATAGTAGCCGATCTTGTAATAGAAAAACAACAAGAATTGCTTACTCAGGTTTATGCTGAAACCTTTTTAATATTACAAGACGTAGCGGCTAAATTTCGTTTTGCTGTATATGATGCAAACACAACCGTAGATAGTATGTGGAACTTTGACCTACCTTTACTTTGTGACCCATTCACAGCACGTTTTGATAACCTTTTAACGGGGTGGTCAACTACTTTTGAGATAAGACTTCCTAACGTAATTGACCTTTGTGATGCTCCGTACTAAAAAAAAGCTAGGTTTAAAATTAAATTTACAAGGAGAAGATATTTATTTGTATTTAGATAATCTTAGTAAAGTCTTAAACAGGTTAGGAAAAAAAGTTATATCTAATGCAAGAAAAGTTTTAAAGCAACAAAAGAAAGTAGTAACTGGAAATCTAAGCAATTCATTATTCTACACTTTAGAAGGAACAGATGAAGGTATTGAGCTATTATTTGAAGCTCAAGCTCCTTATTGGGATTTTGTAGAACAAGGTGTGCAAGGACTTTTAAGTAATGCGAAAGCACCTAATAGTCCTTATAGATTTGGTTCAGGTAACTTTCAAGGCTCAGGAACTCTAAGAGGCGGAATTGACAGGTGGGTTATTCAGAAGCCTATTAAGGGAGTTAGAGACGCAAAAGGTAGGTTCACACCAAGAAAGCAAATGGTTAGTGCTATAAGCTCTAAAATCTATAACTACGGTATTGAACCTTCTAATTTTTATACTATAGCTTTAGATAATGGATATAAAAAAAACCGAAGGTTAATTGGTAGAGCAATAGGAGAAGATTTTTCTTCTTATGTAGAAGAGAATTTGTCAGGAGTATATAACATAACAATAACAATATAATGGCTTACACTTTAGAACAATCAACAACAGGAGTACAAGGAGCAGCTGATGACCTTATTTACGTTGTTAAAGATTCTACAAATACAGGAGAAATAAATTATAGATACATTTGTATTATAAAAGATGGAGCAACTGAATTGATCAGACTAAAGCAACTTCCTAATAACGCGGGTGCAACTGTATTTAACATTAAATCTATTGTATCAAATTATGTTGAACAAGATGAATGTCCTTATAGATTAGGGCAAATAGATTTAAACGGTAATTTTAGTACAACGACAATTTTTGCTACCAACACAAAAGCCTTAGTAACTTTTAGTTTAGAATTTGGATATGAATTTTCTGTTGCAGCTGGTGACGTTCCAACCGAAACATTAGTACCATCTTTAAATACAGATGTAATTTGTGTAAATGGTAATTTTTTAACTAGCCAACAAACTTCACCAGATTCAAACGCAGCCGTTGAATATAAACTTATAGGACCAGCAGGATGTTTTTTAACTGATATTCCTTCTTCTGTTAGTAGACAACAGGATGTTTTGTTTCAAGGTAAGAATAAACAATTTATGTCAATGGCTTTTTTAAATGGAGACGATGTAGGTTCTACGGATTGTGATTATATGCACGTTTCTTATTTTAATGGAACAACAGCTCTTAATACAGGATACATTCAAAACGAACCTCCAAATGGAGGGGCAATACCTGCTCCTGGTTTATCAGATAGTCAAAGTTTATTGTATGTAGGAGTAGGAACACAAAATTTAGATTCACAAGTTATTGATAGTAATTTAAAGCCTAGTAATATAGGCAATAGTAACTGGACTCATTATATAATTCAAATGGCTTCTTCCGCTACTTTAGCAGGAAACGAATCTTCAGTGCCATATAAGTTTAATAGAGTAAGTTGTGGAAAATACATTAATGGCAATCAAACCTTTTGCTTACACTGGTGGAACAGTAAAGGCGGCGTAGATAACTTAGGTGTGTATGGAAAAGTAAAAGAATCACAAGAAATAGACAAAAAAGACTATAGGACAGAAGGAGGTAATAGTTTTAATGCAGACGGTGCGTCAACAGAATATATAAAACAACCCTGGGAGGGAGGTAAAAGAAGTACAAATGTTTTAACTACTACTTCTTTAATTTTAACAACGCTAGGTGGAACGCCTGATTCTTTGACACAATTAATTAAGTCATTATTAAATAGTGAAAGAGTATATTTATCAGGTAAAAGTTTTTGGGGTAACAACAATCAAAATACTACTTCTGGAGTTGTACAAGTTTATATAACAGACAAAAATTTAGATTTTTTAACTAATATAAACGATGGTGCAATAAGCTATAAAATTGGTGTTGAAATAAGTCGTAGAAGAGCTAACGTATAATGGTACAACTTATAGCATATAAACAAGGGAGTACAAGTCAGTTTGAACTAGACATACTAGATACGTCTATAGAATTAAATTTTCAATACATTGACTTAAACGACCCTATGAGTAGAAGGAGTCCTTACTCGTTTCGTTTTAACCTCCCTTTAAGTAAAGCTAACAATAAATTCTTTTCTGTTTATTATAATGCAAATACTTCAGATGGAACTTTTAACGCCATGAAGAATACAGAAAGCCTTATACTTTCTGAAGGGATTTTACTTATGCAAGGAACATTACAACTACACTCTGTTTCAAAAGACGGTTATGTTGTAAGTGTAATAGAGCAAGTAGCTCAAGTCTTTAGTTCAATTAAAGGAGTGACTTGGGAAGAATTGTTTACTACAGTGGCTGGAACTTTAGACACAGATTTAGACCATGCTTTAACTTGGGATAACGTTCGAAATTCATGGGATGTTTCAAACGATATAACTACAGGATCGGTAGGGGATGGAGTAGTTGTTTATCCTTTAGCTGACGGAGGTCAAGATACTTCTTTAAATACTTGGGAAGTAAATGCTGCAACGGGTTACTATTATAACGCGGGGTTTGGAATGCAGGAAAATGAAATAAACGTATTAAACCTAAAGCCTGCAATTAGAATAGCTTACATAATAGAATACATTTTTAAGAAAGCAGGTTTTGCTATTTCAAGCAATTTTCTAGCTTCCGCAGACGTACAAAAAATGTATATGTTTTTAGCATTAGAAACACCAAGAGTTACAGGGAGAGCAAATTATGGGTTTAAAGTAGGTCTATCAAACAACCTTGTTATATCAACAAGTCTTGCAAGTCTTTGGATTCCTTTAGCTTTTTTAGAAGAATCAATTTCACCATTTTTTGACCCAGACGGGTTAGTTATTAATGGAGCTTTTGTTGCTCCTTATGATGGTGTGTTTACGTTTAAAACAAACCTAGTAGTTAATGCAGGTTCAGGAGTAGGAGTATATCAAATTGGAATTAGAACCACAATAAACGGACAGTCAAATAATTTAGATTATACAAGTCAAGTAAGTTATGGGGTTACTTCTATAGTTACAGATGAACGAACACTTGAACTTACAACTGGTGACACTGTTGCAGTCTACGTTTCTTCAACTAATACGTATTTTCCTACTACTATAAATACAACAGGGGCAGATAGTGCAACATTTTTTGAACTATTATCTTTTACAACCTCTACTAGTTTTGTGGATATGTCACGAAATTTTCCTGATATAAAAGTAGATGAATGGTTAAGAGCAATAATACAAAGATTTAACCTCATTATTATTAGTGACCAAAACACACCTGGAGTTCTAAAAATAGAACCCTGGTCCGACTATTGGGCGGAAGGAACAATAAATAAAGATTGGACTAATATAGTAGACCAAGACTCTATAGTCATAACACCCACTATAGAATTTCAAAAGAAATCTTATGAATTTACAGATGCAGAAGGGGCAAACTTTTCGAACTTGTGGTGGCAACACACCTTTAATTGGATAAAAGGAAAATATTCTTTTTTAAACCTTAATGATTTTGTCACTGAAGAAACTTCTACCGATCAAGTTTTTCAACCTTACAGAAATAGAAAGCTATATCCAAACGTAGCTAACACAGGAACGACACAACTACCTAATGTTTTACTTCCTGCGTTTTGGGTGTTTGGCGACCCAACAGGGTCGTTTGACTATCCAAAAAAATGGGTATCAAATAAACCCGTTATTGCTTACTATAATGGATTGCAAAATATAGGTAATGGGGCAACCTTTAATTTTGGAGGAACGGACTATTCTACATACCCTTATTTTGCTGAATGGAATACGGTAGGAGTTACAACCGCAACAAATAGTTTGGCTTGGGGATATGACTGGCCAGATAACTTTGAGTCACCGTTTATAAGTGGTGGAGTAACGGGAGGTTCAACTTTAAATTATTGTTTTTATACTTATTGGTCACGATTATTTAATGAAATTTACAGCGAAGACTCAAGAGTAATGACCTGTAAAGTTGACCTATCTTATACGGATATTTATAATTTAAAATTTAACGACAATCTATATTTAGATGGATGCTATTGGAAAGTAATTAGTATAGATAATTTTTCAGTAGGAGGCAATTCTTTAGCGAAAGCTAAATTAATAAAGGTAATAAATAAACAAAAGGGGAGGACTTCAAAAGAGTGTGACCAAAGACCTAGTTCTTTTAATACAGATGGAACGGTTAATTTTGTCAATATAGAAACAGGCGTTGCAGAACACCCAACAAAAACGTGCTGTATATTAAATGGTTTTGAATGGGAAGATACTGTAGGTCATAGTGGGGATTGTTTTTATCGTGCGCCAGGCGGCGGCGGTGGAGGTGGCGGCGGTGGCGGTGGTGGCGGAGGTGGAAACGGAGGGGGAGGGAATGGAGGTGTTAAGCCTGTAGATGTAGTAGACGCTGCGCCTAATTCTTTTATAGGTTTTCCAAGAGAACCAATAAACACTTTTAAAGATAAACAAACCATAGGCTCAAGCATTAAATCAACTTTACAAGTTGAAACAAAAGGAACGGTAGTAACTTTAGCAAAGTCATCTTCTGGTGTAGATGCTTGGAATCTTCCTTTAGACACAGTGGTCTTTATAAATCTAAAAGCTATAGCCGTTGAAACAAGCGGAGCAGCAGCTATTGTAGGAAACTCATTAACACAAAACACTCAAGGAACGATAGCTAATACTAGAGCTTCAACTTCAAGCGGTTCTGTTTCAAGAAATGTAGGTTCGACAACAGTAATTGCAGACAATAGAGATTTAACTACTGTAGCATTAATTGAAATAATACAAACGCAAGATAGAACAGGGGAGCAGGCAACTTTTTCTATTGAATGTAGTGGAGCAGCAAGTGTCACTTTAGCGTGGATTATAGAAATGGATATAACTACAATCCAAATAAGTGGAGACGAAAAGTCTTTAGCAAGACCAATAATTTACAACTTAGACCCTAACGAAGTAGAACACGGAAACTTAGTAGGAGATATACCTATGTATTACAATTTAGAAGTATTATGAAGTACTGGATAAACGCAGTGGGATATTCTATACCACAAATGATTCGCACCATGAGAACAAGAGAAGCTAAGGGTTCACGATTGTATAGTCAGTGGTATGGTAGGTACTCTAAAAGTAAAGGTTTTTTTAAAACAATAAAACTTATCTTTCAAAATGGGAAGTCTTAATAAAATAAAATTAGTAGTAGAAGCACAAGATGAAGCTAGTGAACCGATTGAAAAGGTCACAGAAGCAACAAAAAAGCTAGGAAGGGAAAGCAAAAAAACAACCGATCAAAGTAAAAAAGATTGGGGAGGGTTAGGAGATTTGTTTTCACAAGTTTTACCTAGAAACCTTCAGTCTCTTACAAGAGGATTTAAAGGAACGCAGCGTCAAGTTGGTAGGTTATCGAAGTCTTTTAAAATGCTTAAAGCGGCTTGGGCGAGTATTGGAATAGGACTTATAATAATAGCATTAGAAGAACTAATAGCTAACTGGGATAAAGTTACAGATGCAATAAACGGAACTACCCAAGCTGAAAAAGATTTTACCAAAGTACAGCAGGCAGGAACAAATGCAACTATAGAAGCAACGTCAGAGTTAGACGTATATAGAAATGTTCTTAATGACACAACAGCAAGTGAAGTAGCTAGAAAAGACGCTTTAGTAAAGTTAGCACAAGCTACGGGTTTATTAGAAGGTATAGATATTAATAACCCAGAAGATGCAGAAAAGGTAAACAAAGCCTACCTAGACTATTTAGATAATGTAAAAAAACAAGCTAGTTTTGACCAATCAACACTTTTAATTAAAGAAAAGAAAAGGCTTTTAGATAGTGGTGAAGCAAAATTTTTAACGTTTAAACAAAAGGCAGCTTTAACTCTGTTAGCTATAAGTGGTTCAGAACTATTTGAAGCAGAAAAATTAAGGTATCAATTAGAAAATCAAAAGGCTGTTCAAGACGACTTATTAAAAATACAAGAAGAACAAAATAAATTACAAAAGGAGTCAGCTAAATCACAAGATGAAATAGCACAAGCAATAATAAAACAACAGGAAGCAGCAAAAAAATTAGCCGACGAAGAAAACGAAGCAAGAAAAGAAGCTGACAGAATAGAGAGGGAAGCCGAAGCCGCAAGGAAAAAAGCATTAGCAGATGCTGAAGCAAATGCAAGATGGTTAGCTAACCAACGTATTACAATAGCTCAAGAAACAGAACTACGTTTAATACAGGACGAAGAAAAAAGAGAATTAAGAAGTCTTGAGATACAAAACGAAGCTGCAAAAAAAGAACTTGAACTAAGAGGTGGAACACTAGAAGATAAATTAGCGTTAGAAAATAAATATTTATTGGATGTTGCGGATATAGA